CATAATCACAATAATCCATTAAATATTCATCAGAACCTTTTTTAGCTTTTGTTACATCCATTTTCTAATTCTACTTTATTATAATAATCAACTTCTCTACTCTATTGAGTATAAGTTATAATATCTTGAGCAGCAATTTCATAATTAGAAATATAATTACGATTAATAGTACTAATCATCTACTATATTTCCTATTCTATCAAATTATCACTTTGAGGCTATTGCTATTGTTGCTATTGTCCATTAGACATTATAGCTTGATAAATAGCATTAGATAAATATTTAGAAACATACTATTTTTGAGCATTAACTATTTCTAATTGTTTATCTCTATTAATAGCAGATAATGTTCGCTAATCTCTACAAGATATTTTAGGTTTAGGTTTTGTAGACATATATTCGCCTACAAGTACTTCAATGTGTTTTCTAGTCAATGGAGTAAATCCAACGCTAGTAGGATTACCAACACCAAAATTCTTTTCGAGATTTTCGTATTGATAATGATCTCTAACACCATTAAAGTAATTATATGCTTTAATAATGTCTCGTTTTTCTTTTACAAGATCACTGATGACATAATCACAATAATCCATTAAATATTCATCAGAACCTTTTTTAGCTTTTGTTACATCCATTTTCTAATTCTACTTTATAATAATCAGAACGATCTAACTATCTACTAGACAATTCTTTACATATATAATTAATAAATGTGTCTTCTGAATCAGTTTGCATTGACATTAAAATAGGACACCATTTATTATCATGAACATATAGTCTTAAATGATAAGACTCTCCATCATAATTTATTGTAAGATTATGAATAAATTTTTTACCATAAAGACATTGAATCATCTCCCTAATCTTCTCTTCTAGGAGTGGAAGACGCTACTCCAAATTCAATCTATCCATAATCGTTTTTATAATAAGAAAGATTTATTATATTATCTTGATTTAAAGCTGATGTTTGTCGTACTGTTTTTCCCATCATATCTTCATCAGCAAGAAGAGCCATTGCAAATGCAGCAACCATATCAAATTTACGTTTATTAGCATAAGAATATTTTATTAATTCCTAAACTAATTCAGGAAATTGTAATTGATCATAATAGTCAACAATATACTATTCTATTAATTCAAGTTGATGCTAAATAATAGCTTCTGTTGCAGGAACACCATATTGTCTAAAATTAGTTCTTTTACTACTATTAGCTGTAGCTTGAGGACGTTTCATCATATAATGTAAAAATCCTTTTTCTTGAAAATATGTTTTAATAGAAATACGTGTAGCCTCAACTAATATTTTAGCATTATAAAACGAACATAATCTCATAGTCATATCAAATGCCTATTTAATATATTTTGGTCGTTCTTTATAAATAGCTACGGGTTTAGGAGGATCTAATCCAAATGATCGTCTATAAACAACAATACAATATTGAGAAACATCACCCTATCCTGTAGAAGTTGTTGTATCTTGATCTATTAAGTCACCTCCTAAAACATACAAATTACTAAAAACATTACCATCTTGATCTGTTTTAGGTAATTCTAAAATTTTTAAAGGTCCTTCAGAAACAAATTCAACAGTTGGTCTTTTATTATAAGTAATTTCTCCTTTATTAGTATCAACTTGCCAGTGTAATCTAGCAGCTTGAGGTTGTATTATAGATTTATGAATTGTTAAATTCTAATATTGTTCTTCAAGTAATTCTTGATCAAATTGATTTTCACCTTCAAGTACAAAAGCATCTTCTGGTGTAAAACAATACTCTGCTTTTTTAATCATTAAAGAATGTGAATCTTTAATATTTTTCCACTATTCTAAATACCATATTTTTGCAGCTTCTTCATCAACAACACCTCTATGATCAAAACCTGTACCAACTGGATTACCTAACCACATTGAAAATGATGGAATAAAATAACCAGTTAATTGTGGTTGTCCATTTTGCATATAAATATTATAATAAGGTAATATGGTATAACCTTTTGGATTAAAAAACATTTTTTCTAATCCAGCTAAATTTGGACCAGATTGACCAGATGTTCCAAAAATTATTCTCTAACCTACTCTGGTACCTAAAATATTTACAAGAGCTTCTCCACGTTCATATGTTTCAATTAAAAATCTATTATTCCCAGATTCTTCAAAATAAATATTATCAACACGATCACCACGAAGTTTATCTGGAGTATCAGCTACTATTCCTTCTAAAGTAGATTTCCATCCAAATTCATTTTTATGTTTATCAACTTGAGAAGCAACTTTTTTCATATCTGTATCAGTCTTCATACGAAGACGTTTAAAAGCTCCTTCTGTACGAAGATTAAGAAAATCCATTTCTTGCCAAGCTTTACGAAGTGTAGTTCTTACATATTTTTCAAGAAATCCAGTTACGATATTATAACTATCTCGTATAAATGTATAAGCATGTACACAATTAGATGCGGCTATTTCTGAAGCACCAACACCACGACTTTTAAAAATTAAAGCATCAAATCCACATTTCTTACTTAATTCAAGATAATGAAAATATTCATATTGTTTAGCTATAAATACAGGAAATGACTCAGCACGTTTTGATAATGTTTTATCTCCAACTTTTTTTAAAGGAGATAATAAACGATAATAATTTAAAAAAAAATAATTCTATCCTGTTAAAGTATATCCGTTTATAGTTAATCCATTCTAACAACGTTCAAATTCTTGTTTCCAATATTGAATCCATCCAAATGTATTAGGAATTAATTTAGTATAACGTCCATTCTATAAATAAGTATCTGCCGCAGTAGTAAATAATTTAGGATCAAAATCTAATCCTTGTTCTTTATTAATTGGCCTATATCCTGTTAATTCATAAGATAATCTAGGATCAAAAAATTCAATAGGATCTCCTATTTTTACATCCCACTTCTAATTATTTTTAGATAACGTCTATTTCTATATTATTTCTTCTTTTTCTTCGACATTTGAATATGTCATCATTTCTTCAAGTAGTTTATCAGCTTTCTCCTCTTTAGTTAATGTTTTTCTACTTCGATCCTATTTTTTATCTCTAGCTTTAGCTGCCTCAATAAGTTCTTCAGTAGTACGTTTTCTTTTTTCTGCATGAATTTTAACTACTTTTTTTGTTTGATTATCCATATATTAATAATTAAATCCTGGATTAATCAAATAAACCAGGAGTTGCATCACCGCGTAAACCAGAGGCTTCGTCTTGTTCTTCTCTATAATCTGCTTCAAGCTATTTTAAAGATGCTAATACTTTGGATAAACGTTCCATTGCAGCAAATGTATCGTTTACTTTAAATATAGGCATTCCGGTATCTGTACGTTCATTATAATCAATACTTTCTATAAATACCTATATTTCATGTAATTTATTTCTAAACATTTGAATCATTGGTCCTATTGTTGAAGATGCGTCTTGAAGTTCTTGATATTTTTTACAAGCAGCTAAAAGAAGAGGATCTTTTAATTCTTCTTCTGTTAATCCAGACGCTTCCATAGCATATTTCTATCTATTTGAAGGGGTGTCCTTACTACCAGGAGCACCCCAATCAATAGCTATATAAATATAAATTAATTCTTTAAATCCTTTAATTTTTTTAATGCCTTTTGGATCTTCAGGACATTTATTTCGTTCATTATTCCATAAATCAGCAAATTCTTTAATTAAGAGAATTTCTGGTTCGTTTACGATGATCTAATTTAAATCTGTATCGTAAGCGAAAAATTTTATCATATTATTAACGTAAATAAGATGTGTAAGAAATTATACCACCATTACGCGCAACGCTAGGTTGCATTTGTAATGTAGGTATTTCAGGTTTAGGAGTAGTACCTACATCAACTCTAGGAGTTGCAGATGCAGTCATTTGTTGTTTAGAACGCCAATCCATCATACCACCCATTAAACTTTTTAATGATTCGTTATCTGCAGCAGATCCACGATAATTAGCAATTTGATCATCAGTCCAACCATTAGCCTTCAAATAATCAGCATTATTACGTACCCATTGCTGACGAGCATTAAGTGATCTCATATTGCCAGAGAACATACCTTGATATGCTGGAGTAGATGGAGTTACAGGAGTAGTTGAAGTAGTGCTAGATCCATTACCAGCTGGCATATATCCTTTAGTAATACCTCCAGTTGTTGGATCATAAAGACCAACACCTTTAGTCAATGCATAATCTGAAGCAGCTCCAGCAACACCCCATACTGGACTAACCATTGTTTGACCAACTACGACTGCACCATTAGCAACATTACCAACATGAGCACTAGCATTATCAATATAATTATTTACTTTTTGACCAGTAGCTTCACCATTAGCACGATTTGCATTACCACGCTCTATCATACCATTACCTCTACGACCTCCAGTTACAGCTGAAGCAGCATCTCCAATAGCTTGTTGTGTAGCACCTAATGCTTTTTGACCATATTCTGTTACTTTTCCAGCTACAGTTCCAATACCGTCACCAACACCACGTACAGCATTATTAACTAACCATCCCAAAGCGGCTTTTGTAATTTGACCTCCTTCACGATGTATAGGCATTCCTGTACAACCATCAATTTCAATAATCTGTCCACCAACTTTCTTTAATTGACAAGGACAACCTGACTTACCATATTTAACCGAAGAATATTTATCGGTTACACCTTTAGTATAAGTAACAGGAGCTCCTGCTTCATTCTTTTTTACTTTCTTGGCTTTACCGCCACACTTTTCATTTTGAACTTCAGGTACACCACCTGTTTGACATTTTTTTGTTGAATTCATTTTAACGTTTCCTCCACAAGCTTTAGTTTTAATTTTTGCACGAACTTTACCGCCACATTTAACAGATTGTACATTATTAGGAGATACAATTCTTTGAATCATTTGCATTAAATCTGTATCTTGTGTACTTTCAGCAACTTGTGCTAATTGCTGCAAAAAATTTTCTTGCTGATCTGTAGGGATTTGAGCTAATGTACCTTCAGGATCAGCTTTAAAAGCATCAATTATTTGTTTTAATTGAGTATCATTCATTGTTTTAAATTTTTATATTATTAGTTTAACTTTAAAAGATCCTTTGTATTAAATACAGCTTCCTAAATAAAGCCGTCTTTTGTAAACCATCTACATACCATTCCTTGAAGAGTTTTAGTCTTATCTTCACCATCTTTAAATGTTAATTCTTTCTTACGAAGAATCATCATTTCTGGTGAATTAGATAACTTTGAACATATTACTCTATCTCCAGGAAGCATATATACCTTTGCATTATCCTCCATAATTATTCAAAAATTAATAAAATATTCTCCTCGAATACTATAAAATACACTTTATCGTTTATAGTTACCGGTTTCAAAACAGTCATCGGAACATAAACATCATTATCTACTTTTGTTACTTTACAATCTGGACCTACTTCTACTACTTTAGCGCATATTAAACCAGGATTCTTTGTATCTCGATCACCTGTATCAGGATTATCAAAAGATCCTTTAGTAAGTTTAAAACCAGATTCTGTCTCATTCATTTCATAAGGATTCTCTTCGTAAATATCAAGTAATACACGAGATCCTGGCATTTTAATTGTTTTATTCATAATCATTATTCCAAATAGTTGTTCATATTAACAATAGCTACTCCACATGTAAGAATTAAACATGCAGTAGTAACAGCATTTTCAATTATAGTTTTTTCTACTAAGAAAGGTTCTATAATACCTTTTTTCATCATATCGTTTGATGATTTATTCTCTGTATCTAAATATTTACTAAAATTCTTTAATAGTGTATAAAATTGATATTCTGTATTAGAACACATAGATTTCATATCGCCCCATCCACCATTAAAAAAGTCATCTGCAATATCTCTTAAAGTTGTTCCGCCACCTGGAAGAACTCCATCTGTAATAGCTGCTTGTGTAGCACATATAGCATCTTCAATTCTATCATATCTTTCTTTCATTTCAACTGGAGTATAACCTCCAACATAAATCGTAGCTATTCCAGATGTGAAATTAGCTAAACGCTTCTTATATATATTCAAATCATATTCATTAAGTTCATTTGCTTGAATCTTATTACGAATATGAGTAATACGTTCATTTACTTCGGATTCATTACTATCGCATCCTATAAAAGTAGTATGATTCTTAGTTAATATAACCTTCTTACAAACTCTTGATTTTCCAAGTAAAGCTTTTAAATCAGAAAGCCATTCTTCTCTCATATTATGCCTACCTGGAGTAACTACTGCGCATGAATTTAATACTCCAGATTTCATATTAGTTTGAAGTCCTATAATAATTTCAGAATCAAAATTCGGAGCCATTAAAAGTAATGACTGTTTATTCTTAATACATTGTTCTGCAATTTCTGCTATTTTAGTAATCTCTTCAATTTTAGTTTCTGAAATATATACATAAACATTCTCTAATTCACATGTATTCTTAGCGGTATTTGTAAGATAAGATGAAAAATATCCTCTATCAATTCTAAATCCATCAGAATAATCAACATAATCTACAACACTTTCTGATTCTTCTAATGTAACTACACCGTCTTTTCCAACATGATGAAATGCTTCTGAAACAATCTCACCAATAGAAGTATCGTTATTTGCAGATACCGTAGCTACATTAAATAAATCCTCTTTTGAAGAACAAATTACTTTACGTTTTTCTAATTGATCTATAATCAATTTACTAAAATTCTTAAAGTCTCTTGAAAGAAGAATTGGATTAGGAATATCTTTAAATTTATTAACAATATCTCTTGTAAGAATACATACTGAAGAAGAACCATCTCCTACAGATTTTGCAGTTAAACGACTTATATCCTGAATTAATTTAATACCCATTGTTACATAATTATCAGGATCATTTACTTCTAATGCTGTATGAAAACCATCTTTTGTTACATGTACTCCAGATGTTGTTAATATAATAGAATTAACACCATTTGGACCGAAAGTAGTTTGTACGGCATCAGCACAAAGATTTACGCCTTCAATAATTTTATCGCGGCATTCTTTTCCAAATTTAACATTTACATTGCTCATAATTCATTATTAAATATAATACGTGTAATTATACGGTATTTACGTAAAAAAATGAAATTGAAGTAAATAAAAAAAGAGTGAGCATTTAATGCCCACTCTCCATTTTAATTTTAACTTTACCGTAGTTAATAAAATTTACTCTGCAATAGTCACACATAAATTTATGTGCTATTTTAAACATCTATCCGCCCAAATCTTCTGAAAGATATTGAATCTCTTCTCCAAATGGATCTATATCGTAATATTTAGCAATGTGTGCTACTGCATGGCCTTTTTCATGATCAAAAGTATTTCTAAATTCTGCAGCATCTGATGTTTTACATATAATTATAAAAGTAACATGTAAATCAGAATCTGTATAAGTAAATCCAGTATTAAGAAAATATCCTGAAAATAAATCTTCTAATTTATAAAATGCAACAGGATCACACTACATACTTTCTAATTCATCTAGAATTATATCAGTATCTTCTGGTTCTACTTCATAAAATACTTTTACTAACCAATCATAGTCTTCCAGATAGCAACACTGCGTAATCATATCACATCCTCCCAATGAATTGCTCTACCTTTTCCAATGCAATCAGCATAAAAACGGGTAAATACCATTCCTTCGTAACCATCTGGATCCATAATATTATCTCTAATAAATTTAGCGAGATGTGCTTCATCTGCAATAGAAGATCCAAGAAAATCAGCTTTAGCCATATTAGCAAGATAAACTTCGTCATAAGTGACATCATTCAACTATTCACCGCTTCTTTTCATGATAGCTTCTACATCTTCTTTAGTATAAGGAGTAATGTATGTTTCTACACCGTTTACTTCTTTATACATACTTGCTGTAGCCCATTCTTCCATCTTTTTAGAGAAATGCCAACCGTAAAATGATAAATACTATTCCATACCTGTTGGAAAGCTTCCTCTTGAATCTAATCTCATATTAATATCTACGTCCTCCTCTACGTTCTCCGTATTCACTATTATGCATCTCTTCCATGGCTTTCTTATAGCCATCTTCAAAACCACATTCATATGCTTTATCTTCTGCTGAACGCATACCGTATGAATGTCTAGGCTCGTAACCGCCTTCTCTTATTTCCCACATTCTATTCATTTTTTGTCCTCCTTAGTTAGTTTCTAAATCATTGATGTTAGAGTAGCTAGACTTTTATTCATATCTGTCATCTATGATTTAAGTGAATTAATTTCTGATTGCTGCTATTGTTTCTCAGCATACTCTGGATTTAAATCCTATAATATTTTATCGTAATCTGAAATCATCTTTTTATGATTATCTACACTATTTACAATATCTATACTTTTCTGTTTACAAGCAAGAATTTCTGCATTCATCGCTTCTCTATTATCTGAAAGAGATAATCCTTCGCCATTGCTAAATGAATCAGCAATATCTGAATTAGCAGGTAATCCGTTATAATTCACTGTATTACCATTTAATTTTGCAACAATATCAACCACCATTTCTTGCTATTGTCCGAAACTTGGTGGGACTGCGTATTTAGGTCTAGGAATACTAACTGAAGTTACATAACCTACTTCTAAAGAAGGAATATCTTTATGAAAAATATAAATCTAACTATTCTAACGTAATGATTGAAACATATTAAAATTAACTAATTATTCTTAATTGATTATTATCTTTATCGTAAAATCCTAATACTATAGAATCTTTAATATCAGCAGTTGTTAACGCTACTCCATTTGCATCATATACTGAAATTACATTATTGTTACCTGCAAATTGAAATTGTACTGGAACTGCACTACTTGGAGCAGATGGAGTACCTGTTAATTTAAAAAAGATACCACCATAAAAACTACCATTATAAAAAGGTACTACTGAAAAACTATAAGTCAAAGCAGTAGTTGTAAGATTTACAGTATTATTCTCTAATAAAGGAAATCCATTTCTATTTGAATGTCTTATTGGAGCCATAATATACCTCCTTTATTTATTAAGACCAAATAGATCCGTAAGGATTATAGCCATATAAGTTTGTAAGAGTTGAAGTACATCCACAATTAGGAACTGCTACATACTGATTAGTAGGAAGTGTTACTGTTGCAGGTTGAGTTGCTTTAATCTCATTAACAGTATTAGCAAGTGGAGTTACTAAACTATTTACATAATTAGTGATAGCTGCAGTTTGATTTGCATTATCTATCTGCCCTTTAAGAGTAGTATTAGCTGCAATTAATTCATCGATACGATTATTTAATTCACGTTTCTCGATTTCACAGAAACGATCATTCAACATACTAGTCTACTGATCAATTTTACTTGCTAAAGCTGCTGTATTCTCTGCACTAGCAATACGATTCTCGTAACCTTGAGTAGTTGCTAACAACCTATTCTCACAGCAACATTCACTTAATTGACTAGCAATCTGAGTGTTACCACTTTGAATAGCATTAATTACTTGTTGACCTGAGAGACCAACTTGATTACCAACTTGCTGAGTACTCATATTAATCTGATTAATAGCTGACTGTACTTGACCAACTGAGCAATTCAAATTAGTTGCTAAATCACTAATAGCCTGACGATTACCATTAATACCTTGTGCGAGTAACTCACGACCATAGTCGTTATTTAATTGATTAGCGATATCACCACGATTTCCACCAAAACCGTTTCCACCCCAACCCATTAAGAAGAAAAGGAAGATAACCCAAATCCATTGACCATTACCTCCAAAACCACCATTATTCATCATAGCTAAAACACTAGGATCAACACCACGTTGCTGCATTAATGGAGCAAGAGCTGATAACATAGAAGATGTACCTTCATTTCCGAAAACATAAGTTTTTGATTCTTCTGCCATTTTTATTTAAGTTTTAAAAGTTTTATAAAATAAATTTAACACGTGTTACAATGCAATAATACGGTTTTAAAATAAAATATAACAATATTACTTAAATTTATATTAATCACTTTAAAATCAATATAAAAACGTTACCAAATAAAAAAGGCCTTAGTTATTCACTAAGACCTTTATTCATATTTTCTAATTCTTCTTTAAATTTCTAATAATTTATAATATCAGATTTCTTCCAGAATAATTCTTTAAAACCAGGAACTTTTCTTCCTTTAGGAATTACTCCGTTTCTAACTCGTTCATCAAATGAACTTCTAGACATATCTAACATAGTACACATCTGATCTTTCGACAATAAAGCTGATGAATCATACTACTCTAAAACTTGAAGAGCAGTCATCAATTCTTCATCAGACATTGCACAAGATCCATTCTCTATTCTAGTTGCTAAATCTCTTAACAACGATATAACTAATTTTGCTAACATATTTAATAAAATTCTTGTTCTTCGTCTTCAATTAATAATCCTAATTTTTTTCTAATTTGTTTACCAAATAATATGAATATTAAAGTATAAATTATACATCCTATTCCACCAACTATAAATGTTGTATAAGCTTGAGGCATTAAATCTATTAAAGTATTTCCTGTAAACATCTGTAGAAATTTACCTATAATCATCCAATAAATAGATAATCGATGAACATAACAAAATTTAAATAGATTTGATAGTATGATCATTAATATTAATGATATCAATGATGGACTAAACAAAATATATAATGGTGTTATATATCCAAAATGAATTAATGTAGAACTTATCATTGTACATAATAGTACACTTATAGGAAAGTATTTAAGTAGTAATAAAGCAACTTTATATTCAATTCTCGATATTATATTAGGCATAAATATTATTTTTCACTGATGTTTTACAATCTGATCTAAATTGTAAAAACTGTTCATATTCATCTGTCATTATATGATCTGTATTATAGTTATTAATCATAGCAAGTTCTTTATCTAAAGTATATCTTGTTCTAATTAACGCTGTAATATTTTCATCATACGTATTTTGTTCTTCAATTCCAATTAATTCACCTCTAACATTATAAGCAATACCTT